AGTAGATGTAAAAACTATCCATGCCTGAAGGGAATGGATAAGTTGCTTGGGAATTTTGCAGCCTATGGCTGTAGAAATTTCGAAGACGTTAATACATTTGATGTATGGAAACCAAAGAAGTAACATATCATGCTAAGCTAGTTGCTTTTAGTGAGGATGGAATGGGATACATAAATTATGTGTTTGAACGTCTAGAATATGATAGTATAGATTACAAAAATATAATGTGTGTCAGATTCCCAAACTGGAATCAAGGTTCTATAAAACTTGGCGATGTTGGATATGTATCTATAAGATATGTAGAAGAGGGCATTGATAAATGGTATGATGGTAGAGATCTTGTTCCGTATAAGGATAGCAATTTAATTTTCTTGAAATTCATTCATGAGAAGCCTATCATAGAAAACGGGCAGATATTATTAGATTAACTATAAAACTAGATTAACTATGGAACATTACTAAAGAATGATTTATGACTGTATTGGGAGATAAGCTTAAGCAGGCTTTAAACGACAAAGTAGAAGATATTAATACTTATGTATGGAAAGGTCCGAAGGTAAATGGGGTTCAGGAAGAGATACGATTGGTGGATGCTGATTATGATCAACTAAAGAAATATTACAACCATTGTAATCAGATGCTGTATAATACAGACGGCAAAAATCCCGGACGTCTCACCTTAATAAATATTGTATCGGATCAAATACAAAGATGTCGGGCAGAGCTCCTCATAAGGTGGCTTAGAGCAGAAAAACAGTATACTAACACTACATGTTTAGAAGATTTAAAGGAAGTTATTAGAAAGAACAAATCCGTCTTGACCCAAGAGACTATCAAAACCTACCCGATAGGAAATATTATGAGCGGATTGCCCATAGATCTAGAACAGGTTCCAATAAGCTTAGTAATGGATGCTTGTTTAGATTCCCTAGGACAATTTGATAACTCTCACTTGACACTGAATTTTATTGTTAAAATGGGACTCTGGTTTACTCAGCAGGAAATGCAAAAGGATTTGTATCGCAAAGACCCAAATACTGGAAAGGCGGTAAATAGACTTGAGGTTGTAAGTAAAGAACTGAGACTCAGTCCTCTCGTTTCTCTTAAAATCTGTGACACCGGATTAAGCTATGCAGAATTCAGGTCTATGTGCAGATTAAAGAGAGATAAGTACGCTAACCTAACTAGTGATCAGCTTAAACTACTATCTAGCAAAGTTTTGTATCGTTTCCAAAATCAATGCGAAAATCAGGCTAAGCAGTGGGAAGACAAAATGGAGGAAATAAAAAAGGTAGCCGAATCAAAAGGTTGGGATGTAACTAGGGAAATTGATTGATGAAGGATCTCTTCACTCCTGTTACTCGTGATGAAAGGCAGGAACAATGCAAGAGGGCCTGGCTATTAAATAAAGGAAAAGGAACAATAGAAGCATGCACGGGTTTTGGAAAAACCCGTTGTGCTCTCAATTGTTTAAAAGCAGTCCTATCCAAATATCCAGCAATTAGGGTATTAGTAGTAGTTCCCACTGAATTGTTGAAAAATCAGTGGGTAAGTATTATAGATAAGGAGGCTTTGGGGCTAAACGTTGAGGTACAAATAGTGAACACTATAGCTAAGAATGGATATGAATGTGATTTTCTAATCATTGATGAGATTCATAGAACTGCTGCAAATACTTTGCAATTTATATTCAGTAGGGTGAGATACAAACTAATATTGGGTTTGACTGCTACTCTAGAGAGGTTAGATGGTAGACATACTATCATTGAAAAATACTGTCCAGTAGTAGATAGTGTACCAATAGAGGTCGCTAAGGCTAATGGTTGGGTGTCAGACTTTGTTGAATATCAGGTAGTCATTACTGTTGATGATATTGAAGAATATAGAAGCCAAAATAGAGAATTTACGGAACATTTTGAATTCTTTAACTTTGATTTCGAACTTGCTATGAGTATGGTTGGTAAAGATGGACTAAAAAATAGACTGAATTATAGAAACCAAATTTGTAGCAGTTCTGATAAGGCTTCTTTATCTGATTGCCTAAAACAAATAACTTACCATTCTGTAGGTTTTATGAGGACTATGCAGGCTAGAAAGAAATTTATATATAATCATCCTGCTAAATTACAGATAGCTAGAGAAATTATTGCTCATAGACTAGACAAAAAAATCATCACCTTTTCAGCAAATACCAAGATGGCTGAAAAAATAGGAATTGGATATGTTTATACTGGAAAGGAAGGTAAAAAGAAAAATAGAATTACATTGGAAGAATTTGCAACCCTCAGCAGTGGGGTAATTAATAGTTGCAAGTTAGCCATTGAAGGATTTGATTGTCCAGGATTGTCAGTGGGAATAATGCTAGGGATTGACTCTAGTAGTACAAAGAGTACTCAAGCTGCTGGTAGAGTAATCAGAAAAGAGGGATCAAAATATTCTGAAATATTCACGCTAGTGTTAGAGGATACCGTTGAGCAGGAATGGTTTAGAAAATCTCATCAAAATAGCACATATATCACTATTGATGTGGAAAACCTGAGAAAGCTGCTTAATGGAGAGACTTGGGAACCCTATAAGAAAAAACTTCAGAATTTCACTTATCGTTTTTAAAAGGTGTTATATAATACCATAATAAAATGGAAACTTATTATACTAAAAGAGAATTTAATGAGATGAAATCAGCTCTAACTAAAAAGTGTAGAGCATTGGAAACCAAGGTTAATAATCTTTCTAGCAAGCTGAAAGAGTTAAAGAAGCAGTACAAAATGCTTAGTGATTCTAAAGCTGAGGAAAGTTAATTAGAAACTATGGTTTATATCACGTAACTAAGTTATAACACTCTAACGAGTAACCTTGAACTTAGTGTATAGATTGGTAGTAAATCTATTAATTTGTACACGTGAGAAATCTTGAACTAGAACAACAACTTACTTTCTGTGAGAAGTACGGAATTTCTCCTAATGAGTTGTTGTTATTGGAAATTCTTCTTGTTGCCCAAGAAGGAGATGGATTGGAAATTGTTAACAGGTACTTCTCTTCAAGAGTTGATGCCCGTGGAAAAGTTACAGAACTATTACTTGGACTTCAAAATGCTGGGATAATAAATAAAACTTATAGGGTCCCTGAAAAGGGATGTATATTTAATCCCCTAGATGTCCCCTTAAATAAAAATATCGTAAAAGATTTCTATAAATGTTCCTTTGAGATTGGAAAAGAGTTATGGGAAACTTACCCCCTATTTGGGATAGTTAACAATTCCCAAGTTGGAATTAGAAGTATATCCAAGAAATTTGACAGTTTAGAGGATTTTTATAGATTTTACGGTAAAACAATACGGTGGAAACCAGATATTCATAATCATATTATTGACTTGGTGAAGTGGGCAAAGGAACATAATCTATTATGCACTACCTTAGCTAACTTTGTAGTAGATCATAGATGGGAAGAATTAGAGGCCCTGAGAGGAGAAGGGGGAATAAACTATGATACTATGAAACTATTATGATTTCGAACAAACTATTGAACGAAATTGATAGGGGTAGATTAGGACTAAATCATGGTATTCCAATGAAACTACCAAAACTAGAATCTATAATAGATGGAGTAACAAGGGAAACCTATACACTCATTCTTTCAAATTCTGGGGCAGGTAAAACTTCCTTCGCATTATATGCGTATGTATATAGACCTCTAATGGAGCATCTAAATGATGATGACTTCAAAGTATTGTACTTTAGCCTTGAAATGGGAGAGGTGGCTTTATATATTAAGTTGTTGTCTATATATATATTTGAAACGTATGGAATCCAATTATCCTTCAAAAAGATATTATCTAGAGAGAAGGAATATATCTTGTCCGATGAACACTATGATCTTGTCAAACAATGTATGCCTTGGGTAGACAAGATTAGCGAGAAGTTGGAAATATATGATAAGAAAGTAACACCTAATAAGGTGTATGCTATCCTGAAAACTAGGTTAGAGGAAATGGGAACCTTTTCTGAAAATGAAACCCGCCTCGTCTATATTCCAAATAATCCTAATCTTATTTATAATGTGGTTGTAGACCATATTGGTCTTGTTGGCACAAAGCCTGACATTGATTTATTATCCAGTTATCTTCTCTTTTTTAGAGATAAGTGCTTTATTAGCCCTGTAGTAATACAACAAGCTAATAGAGAACAAGGAAACATTGAAAGGTTTAAGCAAGGAAAAAGTGCATTCACTATTCATGATGCCAAGGATTCTGGGAATACGGTGCAAGATTGTAATA